CTCGATGCTGCTGCCGCTGGTGACTTCGAGCGGAGCGCCGGCCTTGCGGACCGGAGCTGCCACGCCGCCCCATTCGGTCGAAAGCGCCTTGAGCGTGTCGATTTCCGCCTTGAGGGTTTCGGCATGGGCGTGATGCGCCTTGGAGATGGAATCGTGATGCGTGGCCATGCTCGTGTGATGCGTCGCGCCCTTGGCGAAATGGCCCTTCATGTCGTGCGTGTCGGCCAAGCCGTCATGCACCGCCTTGTGATGGGCGGCATGATCCGTGTGCGCGGCTTTCAACGCATCGTGATGGGCGGCCATGTCTTTGTGGAAGCCGTGGGACTTTTCGAGTTCTTCCGCCTGCTTGGTGAAATAGCTGCCCAAGGACCGGCCAGCCTTTTCGAGGTCGTTTGCGTCCGTCAGTTTGAACATTTCTTCCTCCTGAAACTTTTTACTGGGCGTGCGCCTTGGCCTCTTCGACCAATTCGCGCGTTTCCTCGTCCACCATCTCCACAAGCGTTTCGGCCAAAGCACTCACGTTATCGGCCAGCATCGCCGGCAACTGAGAATCTTCGTCCATTTCCCATTCCTGCTCGCAGCTTACGCAGAAAACGAGGCGGCTCAACTCTTCGAGCATTTCGGCCAGCCGGGATACTTCATACATGCCCTTGCTCAGCTTGCCCAATTCGCTGTCGAGCATCTGCAACCGCGGACTGATTACGGCACCGGAGTTGCGGTTGATATAGGCCCGCGCGGACTTGCGCATGGTGGCCAGGATTGCCGCAATCTTGTCGCTTTCGCTCGCGACGTCAATGCCGAATTTCTTCGCGGCAGCCACAATCTTGGCGCGTACTTTGCCCTTTTCGGACGCCGGGATGCCCTTGGCCTGATTGAAACGCGCCAGAGCATTGCGCGCATGGGACGCGTCATGGATTGGGAACTTCCACGTTTCCGTCTTGTCCGGGTCGCCCACATATGCAAAGGAACTCGCTGTCAAATCCTTCCCTGCCACGCGCTTCGTTTTCGCATCCTTGACCAAAATCGGTGCTGCCGTTGCTGCTTTCAAGAGATTGACTTCTTGTTCGAGGGCCACGATCCGTGGGTCTATCGGAGCTTCGGTTTTGAGGAATTTCCGCATCTCGACGGATCCATCGCTCTTGACGTAAGCGAAATGGGCACTCGGGAGGCAAGGATTATCGACCAAGGAAATCTCGCTCGGATTGGCCACGTAGCGCATGCAGCCTTTGAATACGGGATCCGGTACCTGGTCACCGACCTTGCGGCCGCCCTGGCTGAATCCGGTGTAGACGCGCTCTTCGACTTTTTTCCAAGCGGCTTCGTCCACGACCTTGAATGTCATGGTGATTTCTTTGCCGTGGTCGTCGAATTGGAAGCCGATGCCCTTGCCGACCGCGGAGAGTTGATGCATCTCTCGAAGCGGGAAGAAGTTCTGGCCGTCCGTAGCTTTGCCGATTTCATCGATCACGGCTTTGTAGTAGGGCTTGGACTTTTCGTAATCGCAGACTTCGCGGTCCTTGTCCGGAGCTTCGGCCGTCACGATTCCAGAAACTTCGCGGCGCACTGAATCCACTTTGGAAAAAGGAACGAATTTTTGCAGGTCAATCATTTCAAGAAAACACTACAGTGAAAAAACACCATGCGCAAGACTTTTTTTGGAGTTTACGGAAGTGACATGGAATACTTAGGCTGTAAGGTATACATTCTAGCTATGGAAACTTAGGCGGAAACTTCGGTCAATTCGTCCACAACAATGATGCAACGGCAGAGGGGATGGGCGCCGGGAAGCGCATCGCCGCTCGGAAATGGCTGGCCGATTTCGACCACGACGTTGTCGTTTCCATCGCAAACATCGCAAACTCTTTCATCTTCGGCTGTCAGCCACTTGATGGTTTTGACGACGCCGGATTTCTCCCAAACGTCGAATGTGCCGCCGACCTGCGCGCGGCTGACTTCGGTGCGTGCAATCAGCGCTGCGCGAGCTTCGCTGAAAATGCCGCCACCTTCCGCTTCGAGGCGCAAGGCCGCTTGAATGGCGTCTTTGATTTCCGCCATCGGTGTATCTGCGGTGAATGCTTCGGCAATGATTTCGCGGATCCGTTCGCGCGTCGTCTCGCTGATGGCCCACTTCGCGTCGGGATTCGGAATCAGCGTACCTTCGGCGTCACGCGTCATGCCGACAAGTTCCGCGGCGCGTTCCAGCGCGTATTTCTGCGCTACGGTGTTCGCGGACGATAGAAGGGCTGCATTGCTCACGTCGATTTGAAGCATGCCCTGGCCGATGCCGCTCAGGGCGGCGGATTCGAGCGCGGATTGGACTTCAAGCGGCAGGGTTTCAAAATCTTTTTGAATCGCGGCGATGACCTGGTCTGCAAAATTTTTCGCGTCTTCTTCAATACTTTTCGCAAGCAATATTGAATATGCCTTCTGAGAACGTGGCCCGGCAACTGCATTGGCAGCGCTGAAACTTATGCGCTCGCGTTCCGCAGTTGATTTGTCTTTATTCTTCTCCCACTCGCTATTGAATACGTGAAGCCATTGGCGCTTTTTCGACTTCGGAACATATTCCGGCACGGACTCCACTGTCGTGTAAGGCATGGATCCCCCTGTGCTCATAAATTTTGCAAGGACGGCGGATAGTTTTCATTTCCCGTTCTCTGCTTTCCGGATTCGTTCACTCGGCAGCATCAGCTTTTCCAGGTCTTGCATCGAATAGTCGATCCCGCTGTAGATGAGCTGCGTGAGCGTGAAGATTCCGCCTTCGAATGGATTGCCGGCGTCCACGTAATCCTGGGCATTCGCTTCGGGCTTCAAGTAGGCGACGCAGATGTGCGGCCTGTAGTCCGGCCAGATTTCGGTGTGCGGCAAGGCTTTCAATTCCGCGTTCAGCTTGCGCAGCTTTTCGCTTTCGATGCGAATGACCAATGGAATGCCGTCCGGGCCTTCCGGAAATGCTTCAAGCGGGCCTAGCGTGATGTCTACATCGCCGAGGCCGCGCGTGATGAGATTGATTTGTTCTGCGGTCACTTCCGCGTGGAAGCCATAGAGCACGGTGACATGCGGATTCATATCGCGGCCCTTTGCGGCGAGATCCTCGCCATTCACGGGAATCGTCAGAACTTTCTGAGCATCGTCGGGCGAGAGATTGAATTGCACGTTGCCGAATTGGCGCTTGGTCAGAATATTGCCCAGGGTTTTCTGTAGACGGCTGGTGGCAATCTGCGCGCGCGTGTATTGGAACTGGAAAACTTTTTGGACTGCTTGCTGGATGTGATGAACGGCTTGCGAGGATTCCGCGGTCAGTAGGCCAGCTTCAATACGCGACCCGAGCCGCTTTGAGACTTTTTTTTTACCGTCGAGACTTTCGCTTCCGCTGGGGACTCCGACGTTTCGGCCAGTGGAACGGCCTCCGCCTGCTTCTTGAGAGACGGGCGTGCCGCCGCGCGTTGCGTTCGGGTCGCTTCCGTTCGGCTTTCCTCCTGGCGGCTGCGTGGGCGTCACGGGATGCGGCTTGATTTTGCCCTTTTCGTCAACGAGCAGTCCGGCTGTTGCGGGAGCAATGCCGACCGGCACGAATCCGGTTCCGGTGATGACGCCGAGCTGGTCCGCTTCCGGTTCGGGCCGCAATTCTTCGCCAACACGTTGGCGCGCTTCGTTCGGCGTGAGAATCGCTTTGCCAACAAGCATGGTAAGTGCGGCCGCATTCTTGAGCGGATCCGGCTCCGCGTAGGGATTGATAGCGATTTCATAATCCATGAATCCCATCTTGCGCTGGATGATGAAATCAATGAGTCCTTTGACCCAGAGCACCCACGGCAGCGTGCCTTCGACTTCGGCGGCATCGCTGGCGCCCTGGCCTTCCGTGCGAATCATTTTCATCAGGCGCTGCGGGCTGGTGCCGTAACCGAAAGCCACTTCACGGATATGCTTTTCATCGTAGAGCCCGGCGAGCAGCGGTTCCTTCGGGAAAAGAATTTGATCGGGTTTGCCAGGCTCGTTGAAACCCTGCACGAGCCGCCACTGATTGCGCTTCGCCAAATTGCCGGCCAACTGCGAATTCATCCATTCCATGGCTTCTTCGATGCGATCCGGCGCCGTGCCACGCGGCACAACTTGAACAACACCGGGAACGGATCCTTCCGTGTAGTAGGCCAAAATGAACTGCAATCTTTTAATACCTACTTGCAATTCATCGGCAAGTTGTTCTGTCGGACTGCACCCGTACAATTGGGAAGCGAGCGTATTGCGCGGCACAATGCTGCGCGGCTTATATATCAATTGGTCTGTCGTGAGGTCAACGAGCGGCAAGCCCCACCAATTTTGCGCATACGCCGGATTGGGCGGCATCGGCGTGAATCCTTGTGCGTCGATGTAGCGAACGATCATGTCGCCGCGAATCACCGGAAGTTCTGCAATCTCGCCCTTGAACGTTTTACGAATCAAAATCGATGCAGCGTCAATGACAAGCAAATCATCGAGCAGCGGCCGCAGCCATTCCTGCCAATTGTGTTCTCGGTCGGGATATTCAAAAAAATTGTTCAGCTTTTTCAGGTTCTCGTCGCCTTTGGCGCGGGCCATCACGTCTTTGCGTGTTTCGCCGGGGCGGCGGCGCTGTTGGATTTCCCAGGGTGCACGCGTGACGGTGTCCTTCACGTTCTCGATGCAGATGCGCGCGAGCGGATAGGTGGCCAGGGCTTTTAGGTCGGCGGCCGTAAATTCAGCATCGGACCGCGGCGTGAAGATGAGGTTCTGGCCGGCCCACATCTGGAAGCCGCGCGGTTCGGTTCCGGCCGGCGCAAATGGTTTGACCGGCTGTAGCGGCGACATCCACGCATCCTGGTCGATGCCGCGAATGGTTTCCGGTGGGCGCTGGTACAAGGATTGGAGACCTTGCACGATTTGCGCAATGGGTCGAATGACGAGGCCGGTGCGTCCGTTTGCCATCAGGCGTAGTCTAGTCCAAAATTCACCATTTAGGAAGCGGCTGTTTCTTCGGCCTGCATGTAGGCTTGATTATCTTCCCGTCTTTCAAGATCCGTGCGCGCCACGGACGGTAGAACGGTTGAAGGCGATGCATCTTTCGCAATCGGCTTTTCATGCCAGCGGGCGCCGCAGAGATTGCAGATGTGCTGGCAAAGAATCTGGCCATCGGGCATGGCGTTCGAGGCGCGAGGCCCGGGCTTGGCCTGCAGGACACAGCGGATCCGTCCTTCCCGGGCGCCGCAGTTCGGGCAGCGAGCATTCACGTCAATGCGGGCGAGGTCTTCGGGCTTGGGGATGCGGAAGAACCAAATGAAACGTCTCAATCCGCTGATGAACCAGTAGAATAGCATCAGTGTTCCTCTGTTTTCATAATTGTTCTCAATAACTTTTCGGCAACTTGTCTTTTCATACTGCGTGATGATTTTTTAATTTCTATGCCATTTTGGTGCAGGTAAACCACCAAATCTTCTTTCGTAAATAAACTCGCCCAGGCCCAGACGTCCTGTGTGGCATTCTCCGATTATTTGCCTGTTCTTTGCGTGTTGCCCAGCGGCAATTGCCTGGTTCATAGTTGCCATCATTGTTGATGCGGTCCAGTGTGAGCCTTTTCGGTCGCCGACCCATATCCGCCAAGAAATTTTCAAACTTCATCCAACGCTTGCAGATTGTGATCCCACGAGCACCATACCACTTGTAAGCTTTATGGCCAAGATTCATACATCTACTGAGCATCGCCCTCCAGGCATAATATTCGGATGTGAAAATCATGCCATGTTTTCTGTTCTTTTTACCTACCGCAGACATTGATTCTTGGCGTAAACATCCACAGGAGCGTGTTAATCCTGATTTCAAAGATTTAATCAGGAAGGACTTCTTTGTTCCGCATCGGCAAATGCATGTACATTTTGGCCATTGGGAACATATAACTCGAAGTCTTCCGAATACTGTTCCTTTTTTAGGCTGTGGTGATTTTGGATGCATCGCTCTCTTCCATAATTCTTGTGACTATTAAACTCTTATCTATTTTAACAGTCTTTAGAAAGAATTTTCCGAGCGATTCCGCCGCGCGGAATTCCGCGTAGCGTTCCGGTGTGAATGGCGTATAGCTGTAGACCTTCACTGGCTGGTCCGGTTTGTGATTCTTGAATTCGACTTGCAGTTCCTGCTTCTCCGGGTCGAATCCGATGGCCTTGATCAAACCGCTCGTCACTTCTTCTCTTTGCATGGTGATTCTCCTTTTTGATTTTCTTCCCAATCCCAAAGTCCCAACGATACTTTCGCGGTTCCCAGCACGGCCTTCGTCGGTATCGTTTTGGGATCATAGCCGAAATCCAAACATCCCTGCCAATCTTGGCGCCGGCATGGATGGCCAACGGCCCTTTGTGATTCGTCCACCAACTGCGTGTTTCGATGGATTTGAGTTCGTCCATGATGAGCGACGCCTAGGGCTGAATCAAGGTAATGGCTTTCATTGCATCTCCTGATTCCATAGTTCAATCGTGCTCGTCACCGCGGCGAGTGCCTTTTCTATTTCGACCGTCGCAATCGAGGCCGGTGTATCTGCATATATATTATTGATGTGCACTTCCACGCACCAAGCATATCCATCGAGGAGAATTTCCTTTTGCCACATCGAGAAATGCGGACGGTAGTCACCTAATTCCGTTCGTTTCACGAATCGTGCCAAGTTTTCGATACGCTCGTCCGTGCTGTGTTCAAACCATACATGCGGCCAACTCTCACCGTGCCCGACACAAGAAGAAGTCGTGACAAAGCCTGCGGCATTGAGCGCATCGCATAGAGGAATGATTTCCGGGTCCAGTTTTTCCTCCCAGTTGGGGTCATAACGAACCGTTTTCCAGTCTGCCATATTCTTCTCACAGGAAATAAATTTGGCGCGCTTCCCGGGTTGCTTTGAATCGTCCGCGGCCCAACGCTCGCAATTTATTGTAGAGCCAGAGGTATTCGCGGAGGCCGGTACCAACGGTAGCCCGGTCGAAATTATAGAGTGGGCGGCCGAGTTCCAATACGACATAGACCGGTTCATCTGGATGTTGTGGTCGCGAGCCATCGTGCCGGCGCAGGGCTCCAACCGTATACCGCGGTGCCGGCGATTTCAGCCATAGCTCGCAATTTGCGAGTGGGTCGGGCGGCAATTCGCCTCCGGGCGCGTGAGGACATGGAGCAAACCAATTCGTCTTTTCTTTTCGGCAATTTTCACAAACGAATGGTGTACCTGGCGGCGGTGGCCACGGCTCAGGTGCTTCCACCTTGGGCAGCACTGGTTCGTCTTTGTAAAACGTGGCGATGCTGCCATTACGGAAAATGGCCACAGCCTTGCCGTCCCTGTCGATGATGCGATACGGCATGCCCACGGCATCGAGCGGCCGGCCCTTGAACGGCCCGCTGGCAAATTTGAAACTTCGGTCTTCACGTCCTGTTTCGGAATTCATTTCTCCTCCATGACCGTTGCTCATATTTTACCCCAGCGCTTTGCGTATTTGTGCATCTCGCTCCCACAGCCAAGTCAATTCCTCATCAGCCCTGGAATCATCCTCAGCAAAGCTGCATTCTTCGTCGTGGGGCGCTTGTGTTGTTTCACAGCAGGGACAAGGCCGGTCTAAAATCAAATCGCGCAGTGTCTGTTCCAGGAATTTCTCGCGTTTGCTCATGGCCGTTGCCTCCGATACGCCCATACGCCAATCTTTGTTCCAAACCTTCGGCTTCTCAGCGCCTTCACGTCCAGTTTATCGTGCATCGCTATTCCTCTTCTTTGCGAAAAAACTCGCCCAATCGCAATGCCAATTCTTCAAAATTGATGAGCCCAATCCGCGCGAGCACGGCATTGGCTTCGGCGAGTTGTGCGGCCATCTCCGCAAGCATCTCCGCTTGAAGTAATTCGATTTCGCGGCGCTTTTCGGCATCGTCGACGTTTCCTGGATCCTCGAGCCGGGCTCGCAACATCCAATGCTTCGCGCGAATTTCAGTGGGCGTCATTGGCCACCTGTGGCGCGGGCAACCGCGTGGCTTACGGATTCCGCCAAGTCCATATCGCTGTTGTTGAGTTCGACTTTACCGCCCTCTTGATTATAGAGTTCGACCCAGCCGGATCCGTGTTCGACTTGAATCATTATCGACCAGCCTTCCGGCAAATTCGCGGCAGCATGATTGACCGCTTCATCGAGCATCATATCGGCAATCCTCCAACTCTCCGTGCGATTGTTTTTGCTTCCTCATTCGAGACTAACCGCACAAAAATCGTGGTTTCTGTGGCATGGAAAACGATGTTGGTTTCCTCTTTGCCCAATTGTTCAACTTCGGCAAGGCTGAATTCCACAACTTTCAGTTGCATCTTGAGCATGATGAGTGCGGCAATTTTGTGCCAATGCTCGCGCACCAATTGGGTGACGGGATGATTGGGATTCACTTCTCCGGTAATTGGTAGGCTCACCGCATCCGCTTGGATGGCTGCTTCGAGCGCCTTGGCGCATTTGCCATAGGTTTCCGCGGCCTCTTTTGCGGAGGGATAGACAACTGGCGGCAAGGGCTTGCCGAATTCTTCGGCCTGCTTCCATTTGATGAGCAACTTCTCGACGTTGGTCATGCGTTCTCCTTCAGAATTTCCCGCGCTGGAGAAAAAATGATGTGGCCCACGCCATGCACATCCGGTTCCAGGTCGGGATGATTGACGACCACTTCGCCATTCTTGGTGCCAATTTCAAGTTCGCCTAGTTTCATGTCATCCTCCCTGTGCTCGTCGTCCGCAATTCGGACAGAATTTCGGTGGTGCTGGTTTCTCGGGATTGTTATAGCCCTCGCTGGGAGAAAAAATAAAATCAGCATAGCATTCCAGGCAATGCCATTCATAAATCGCTGGGTCTTTGAAAGCGATCCTCGTGTTCTTGATTTGCGTTTCTTGCGTCAAGCGTCCGCTGGCCATTCTTTCTCCTACTGCACGCGCTGCTTCTGTTTTTTCTCCCACGCGGCGATTGCAGCATCGGCGGCTTGCCGCGGCGTCATGCCTTCCGGGTCGCCTTCGACCGAGCCTGGCACGTAACACGGACATCGGCCTTCGATGTGCGCCACCGAGCCCAGGACCTGCCGCAAATGGCAGTTGCTATGCGCGTAATCGCCGTCCGGATACTGCATGCCGTCGTCTTTGGGTGTGAACACTTCGCCGCAATGAAAGCAGCGCGCGCCGAATAGGTCAAGCATTTTCATTGATAGCCCCAGCAGCTCTCTTATCGCTTCCGCCATGCCGATGATGAGAATAACCGCCAAGTAGCCAATCACCGCCACGAATGCCATCATGGCGAACGCCCACAACGCTTCGCCCCAGGTCAGCTTCCGGCTCGTTCGTTCCCGCTGGTAGAGACGGCGCAAGGCTTCTTTTTGGCGTTCTTCTTCGAGGGCTTCATTGCGATGGAACTCCTCAACGCTTCGAATCGGCATGATTTTCATGCGGGGTCCTTTTTCGCATTCCAGAGCAACCGACTCACTTTCCTGATGTGCTCTATATGGAGCTTGTAGATTTTTATATCCAGCGGGGAATAGCCTTCTTTCCCGCCGATGGCCTTGGCATGTTTCCGCCATTCCTCGAAGGTGTGGGTGTGACGGCCGATACGCACTTTTCCGTCATGCGTCGTGCACAGCCAGTGCCTGTGTCCACCAATTTGGATTGGGAATTTCTCCAAGCCTTTCGCGTCCGTGAGGTACACGCCTTCGAGGCGCGCGCCTTCGAGGTTCGCGCCCGCGAGGTACGCGTCTATGAGGTTCGCGCCTACGAGGCACGCGCCCGCGAGGTTCGCGTCTATGAGGTTCGCGCCTACGAGGCACGCGCCCGCGAGGTTCGCGCCCACCAGGTA